TTAGTAAACACAGGTTTATAAATCTGATGTCCATTAGATGCAACCGCAAATATAAAATCACTCGGTAATAAATTCATACCTTGGGTTTTAAGATAATTATCCAAAAACCCTGCAGCAGCTATTTGAGTCAGCGTATTATTAGGACAATAAAGCCTACCGTCTCTCGGCACTACTTCGTTGTTTTGTCCTGCGAAATTCAATAAAAGTGTAATTTGTGATTGTGCTACCATTATAAACTCCGTTTAATTAACCCCTAACGCCAAACTATACCGCGTCCATCACACTCATGGCAATCTAGGGTTTGACCCTTACATATACATGGCCGTGCATTTTTTAACTTATCTTTTTCTAAATGCATTAAGACTAAATTCATTTTATCTTCTAAAGCAATAAGCCTTGGCTCGCATTGAATACTTTCAAAATCATGAATGCGCTCATCATAATCATTATAAAAATTATCTTGAGCTCTCTCAAGTAAATCAACTAAAGCCTCATTTTGAGCTTTTAATAAATCATAAAACTTTTGCGCCTTTTCATCTTCTGTCATTTGTCTAATTCCTTGTTTCATCTATCTCTTAAATTCTTTAAAACACCTATATACATGTTAGCAACTTTATCATAAATATCTTTATATTGTAGTTTACATGAGGCACATATCTCCTCATCTTTAATGGGCTTAAAGGCATGACCACAGTAAACACAACGAGATTTATTCATTTTATTTAACCGATAGTTTTCTTAATGCAAGTTTTAAGTCATCAATAGAAACCTGAGCATTTTCTACGCCATCCTTTACATGTATAATTACAAATTCCTCATTCTTGTCAGAGCTTAATACTACTACAGCTCTATTATCCTCATCATTTAATATTATTTCAGTTTTCAAAAGGTTATTCTCCAGTAAATATTTATATTCTTGTAGATAAGTCGCCATTTCTTCACTATGATTTTTATGATAAGTATAAAACCAAACATCATTTAAACTATTACATCTGGCCATGTGCCTAACTAAAGAACAATGGATTCGCTCTACACTTCTGGATGAAATTCCATGTTGTAACGCAACATCTTTCAATGTTTGATCAGTATTATGATATGCAATAGCTATATTTATATCTCTAATTTTATTCGGACTACTTTTTTTATGAATCGTATACAATTAAAATATCCTCATCACCGGATTATACATCTCTACTTTTTCTTTATTGCCCATTTTATCTGCTGTAATCCTATCGCTAGCTATCTCAAGACAAGCATATCCTAGGCCATCCATAGGATGTGATGCCATATTCTTAAGAGGCTTATCTTTATAACGCTCCTCACCTGATACCGCAATACGCGCATAAACATAATCTTTAACAAACCCTTTAAACAATATCGGACACTTTCGTCTATCAAGCAATAAGCCAGGCTTTCCATCAACCATTTTGTTTAAAAAATATCGTACTGAGCCTATTCTTGGATCGATATCATTAGTACGGGCACTATGGGTTGGAATCCCTAGTGAGTTAAGCTCCCCAATACAAGACATCTCCTCAACAATTTCGCTTCTAGCATTCCCCGCAGGGTCGCCAATTGACATGCCTACCTTACAATAGGGAAAATCTTTAGCAATATGCGGTATAACTACAGAATCAGCAAAGGTTCTAATGCCCATCCCATCAGCAACATATTCTTTAAGTATTAAAAGTTGTCCTCGGGCTGATAGTTGTAATACAACACAAGCAGGAGTGTTGCCATTCCAACTCGGCTGGCCATTACGACGAATATAGAGCGTATGATACGGAACATTAAGACAATATATCTTTCCTTTATATGGTACACGTTGAAAATTCCTTTTTAATAATTCTGCGCGTTTTGCTCGTTTCTTAAAGCAAATAGAAAAGCCACCCTTATTTGTAATAACTCTTTCAATACCTTCTTCAATAATAACCGAAGATTGTGGATCAACAACATGTATTGATGAATTCCATCCTGCTTTTTGAGCTAACTCTTGAAAATCATCTGCCATTTTTTGTGATGCTGTAAATATCGTATGTTCAATAGAGCCGTTTTTTCTAGTTCTTATATGCCCATCACCTTTTGTATAAGCATAAATAAAAGATTTAATTAATAAAGATGAGAAATCTTTAATCTCTTGTGGAACAAACTTCTCTTGTGCTAAACCAAACGATTTTAAATAAAGGCCTAATTCATTATTTGTGACATGCCATCCACATTGCCTATAAGTCCAATTTAACCCCGTTCTATTAAGAATTTCCTGCATAACTGGACATTGTTTATTTTGATATATTGTTATCTTAAAACTATTTCCCGCTTTAAAGACATGTCCTTCGGACAAATAAAGACCCATAAACTCAGAAAAAGTTAATGGATCCATCCCAAAATATTTTACATTCTCATCAAAGTCAGGCTTCCAGTCGGAACATAAATCTACATAATGATGACCACCATGATGTTCGGACAACCATTGAGCTGATTGAAAATGAACTTTATCTGGCGTATCTCTATATGTAAAAGGTACTCTATGCTCTGGTGTAACCAAAAAATTAACTTCCGAGCTCGCCCATTCTAATAAATCACTGTCATAATCATATTCGACTTTAAAATTTATTTTAGTAAATTCCAAAGCCTTAGTTAATGGATTTCTAGTCGCTACTAAATCATTTAATTCATCAACATCTTTAAATAATTTCCATCCACTATCCGTTAAAACATCAGTATCATCAGAATAGCAAAGCCCAAAATCCCAACCAAGTAATAAAGGCTCGCCTTGGATAGCTGATAGTACATCCATTGCATGAAAATCAGGATTAAACTCAGGATATACACGCTTACCAAAACCCACAGACCCATACTCACCAAGACAAAAAACTTTAATAAATTCGCTAGACTGCCCCTCAGCCAACATCTCATAATAATTGTTAGGTAAGTTGTTAACATTATCAGCAGAAGGATTTCTAACCCATTTATCATACTCATTTTTGATAAGTCCAGGAGGCTGTTTGAATAGTTTGTGATTGTCGTAAGTGTTTTGTTCAAAATCTTTGAAAATCCAGTGGTCGTCCTCAGGAGGATTAGTATCTGCAATAATGCCAGCCCAATATGGTTCTTTGCAAAATGCTTTAGAGGGGTAGCGATTAACGCGGCCTTTCATATGCTGCATTGCAGCTTGCGGCACTTCGGATAGCTCATTAATATAACACCCTGTTAATTCTAAAGACTTAATTTTTCGGACATCCTCAGGCCTATCAAGTGCTATGAATAACAATTCAAGCTCGACTATGCCATGGCCATCATTGAAGGAATGCTCATAGGTAAGAATTGGTTTTTGACGTTTGCGGATATCACCAAGCCCATCAAACCATGCTATCCACGATGCTAGGGTTGTGCTGAATAACTCTCCACTTGTGTTTCGAACGATTCCCCAGCGACTTCTTCGTCGCCCGCTATGCCAAACTGGCATTGCACAGGCTCTAAATACAATCTCTGTAAGTGACCACGTAGTTTTTCCACTTCCGTAAGGCCCCATAATGACACGAACAAAGTTGTGATCATTATGGGCAATAAGACCAGTAGCATTCGGTATATAGCATTTATCTTGGGCTGCATGAATAATCATCCTTTTATCTTTTATTGTTATTTGTCGCTCAACACGCGCGAGAAGCCTCTGCTCCATGGTCGATATACGTTTATAAGTTTCCGATGCGCTAATCATTTGTCTAAAATCTTATTAGGTGGTTTAGTTTTATAATCTGATTTCTTGTAATTGTCGCGAAAGTGTTCGCGCGTTGTGAATCGTACCCCGCATTTAATACACTCGCGCCTGCGATAGATTTGATTGGTGTGATCATCATGTCTTGTATCTATAACGCGTGACTCGGGATAATTGCATGATTTGCATTGCATTATTTCCTCAAGCCGCGAAGTGTTTTTGTCATTGTAGAGTTAGTGACTTTAGTAAATCTTTTTACTTTATTATCATTTGTGCTATAAGAATTATTAGTATTAGGCCTATTGCTAGATTTTGCCTTAGCCTTTTTTTCTTGCAGCTTTTCACACCAATTGTTTTGAATAACTGCCATTTTAAATCCTTTTTTCTAATCACGCTCAAGTATTCTTTTTGGCTATAACGCCTTTGTGAGCGTGCGCTTATACTAGGTTTATGTTTTGTTTCTGTAAGGCCTCTAATACCCGCGCTATTAATGCCGGAAACCTTTCTCATTTCTTCTTTTTCTTACCTAACATTTTATCGGCCTTAGCATCAATCTTAGCTTTAGCCCCTTCTGATAACTTGCCTTTGTGTTCCATTTCTGATGCCCGCGATTTAGCATTTCTGGCATGACTTTTGTCATTTACCGGATATTTTTTTTCGCCTGGCAAACCAAACTCCTTTTTAGGTATTTTTTTACGTTCCTTTGCATCTAGCTTAGCCATTATTTCTTTCCTTTTGCTGCTTTAGCTGTAGTGGCTTTCTTTGAATTATTAGCAAGAGAACCTCCTGGGAGCGCTATTGTAACGCTTGTTGCCCCTTTGCCTGCACCGCCCGTAACCGTGATATTCCCCTGGGTATATGCATCGGTTGCTGTCTTTGTAGACGTAGCCGTTTTAGTCGCAGTTTTTGTAGCCGTTGAAGACTTTGGAGCTGACGAAGTTTTTCTTGCTGACGCAGCCTTTTTTGAAGCTACTTTCTTCTTGTCTAACTTTGCCATGATATTTCCTAAATATGTTTCACGTGAAACATTATTTCATTTAAAGCCTGGCGAACCAGGCTAGCTATTAAGTCACACGTAAATCAAAGAGGAACCAATAGTGCATTAGATAAGGCAACGGCATCATTTTGCGCAATAAGTGCTTGAGCAACAAGTGCCGCTGTATTAGCAGGATTTAGTGTAGCCACTGCTAAATTGGCCGCTGTTACTTGAATTGCAGCATCTGCAGCCGCTATATTATAAGCCGCTAAATTAGCCGCATATGATGCCGGAGTTGCTGCGGCCTGAGCTGCAAGCAATGCAACTTGTGCTAGATTTAATTGCGCAACTTGATTATTTGCAGCATTTTGTGCAGCTATTGCATCAGCAGGAGCCTGGGACAAATTAACAACATTTGCTGCTGCAAAAGCTGCCTGGGATGCAATTAATGCCACTTGTAATGACGCATTAGCAGCATCTACAAGAGGATTACTCGAGCCATCAACTTGTAGGAGCTGAATCTTAAGATAAGCACTGTTTGCTTGAGCATTAGTACCTAATGTTGGTGCTGTTAATTGCACGATGTTTTGTGACGTATTAGCAAGTGCGATATAATCACCTTTATTTAAATGCACAAACACATCAGCAACTATTTCGTTAGCTTGCTGTTCAGGAGATAACGTCATATTAGCAAAAGTAGAGCCGGGAACGATTGCGCCATTTTTGAACAGGCTTAAAGTCCAGACAGGCAATGGGCTCGGTATAGGATTAAGCGCACCACATAATCCGGTACTTACATCATACCAACCCGCAAGATTGATAAATATTTTACCTTGAGCTTGTGCTTGTGAAACATCAATATTAGCAGTGTTATAAACAATATTTTCAAACGTTACAATTTGACCTGGTAAATTAGCACCGGGTGAAGCTGCTAGTGTTTGTGCGGCATTCGAATAAACTTCAGCGAATTCATTGGCTTGTTTAACGGGAGGCTGAGGTGCATTACCACAATTAATACAAGCACCTTGAATACCTTGTGCGCCCTGTATACCTTGTGGGCCTTGTAAACCATCCTGGCCTCGTGGGCCTTGTATGCCCTGTGGGCCTTGAATACCTTGCATAGCTTTATCGCAAGGATCGCAACATTTTTCATGATGTGACATTTTTATTTCCCTTTTAGTTAGTAAGTCCTGATTTCTACATCATTATCTGTAAGTTATCTTACCATAATTCTTTTTTGATTGAGGCGCAAGATTTCTACAAGCTCCCGACTTAGCAAACGCCTCTTCTGTTACGCGTTTCCCACGCACAACCTCGGGGGCTAGATCATTGTATCCACGGGTAGGTTTTTCAGATATATATTTTCCGCTCATAGTTGCTCCTAATAACAATCATGGTCTTTGTCTTTCTTACGCTTCTTCTCATAGCGCTTTTCATCATCTTTTCTATCTTTGCGCTCTTCTTTCTTGTCGTTGCGCTTAATCATCTTCTTCACTTCTTTTTTCGCCATCTTGTTTGCCATTTGTACTTTCCTTTTCCAATTTGTCCAATCTTTCGTTCATTTCTATAACGCCTGAGTTGTTGCTAAAGTATTTATTATAGCGTCTTTCGAGTTTCCAAGATGCTGCTGTCCATAGGCCTTCGTCCATTGCCTTATCGATTTTATCCAGCCACATAAGTGCTGTTTCGCCCTCTACTTGCCTTAAAGTGTCGAAAAACTCTACAAAATCTGGCTCTTTTCTAGTCTTAGCCCTAATTCGCCAATTTGCAAAAGTGCTATAGTCGATGCCCGCATAATTGCAAGCAATTTCGTATGGAGCACCTTTGCGAATGCCCTCTAAAATTCTTTTTTTTACCAAATTATTAAACTTGGTAGGCCTTCCGATTGCATTTTCAGAAGTCATGAAATCTCTCGTTAACCGTTAAATTTATTTTTATTTTTACTCTTTAATACAAACATTATAATACACAAAACAACAGTCTCAAAGCCATTAGCAGATGATAACAGCTGGTTAACAGTAGTAGGATCGAGGTCGCCAGTCTTACAAATATCCACAACTTTAGCGATAAATTGCCCGAAGCTTAAAATAGCTGGCAATGACAGCGCGCAATGCGGTTTATTAGCAATATATTCCATTATAGTTTTCATGATTTATTCTCCAAGTCATTCTATTAACTCAAAATGCACTAAATCATTTAACATCCCCCTCCTATTTAACTTTCCCAACCCATCCCAAGCCCCGCCCCAACGTACACCAAGAGTCATTTTACCCGCATCTTTGAGTTTTTTCGCAATCCCCAAAACATATCCTCCGAACCATAAATGTAGGTGCTCATCATGCAGGTTGATGGGGTAAGGCGTAACATCTACAGCCATAGAAGGCTTAAAATTATGCTTGCTAGCAGGATAATGCAACGTTGTCGTGCCAGCTTCAAATGCTTTTTCTTGCGCCTCTTTATCCCTATACCCGCATATAATCGTACAATCATAAGTCTTGATAACCTCAAAGA